TGTTTTCATTGGTATCAAAAGTTTGATTCTTCTTCTTGATTTCTCCAGTTTCCAAAAATTCATTGACTTTTCTGATGATACCCTTGCCAATACCCGCTAGGTGTGCAAGTTGTTCGCCATATTGTACCTTGAAGTCAAGACGGTAGATGGTGTTGGCAGCTTTTTCATAGACAGCTTGCTTGAATTCATTTTCTTCTTCGCTGGCAAGTTTGTCAAGAGCGTCCGTGAGTTCTGGGTTGTAAGAAACAAAAAAGTCTTCGTCGTCATCAGACGTTTCAACATAGTGGAGCATATTTTCATATTCAAGCATAGCCTTTTCTTCTTCACATTGTTGAAGACGCTTCTTGAGATCGGCGTTCTCCTTTTCGAGGTTGGCAATGTAGGTGGCAATAGATTGAGAGTTCATGGCTGATTAACTTTTGTAGATGTCATCTGATAGTGTGACTTAGGTTACGAATTTCAACAAAGGTATCTCGTACCCCAATTCTTCCACGAGTGGGTTATTTTTGTAATCATGTTCGTAGTAAATCTTCTTGACTCCACTACTCGCAAGAGCTTTGTAACAATTTAGACATGGATAATGTGTAATATAAGCTTCCGTACCATCAATGGAGACACCCCGCTTCGCTGCGTCAGTGACGGCGTTAATTTCTGCGTGAATTGTTGCTTGTTCGTGACCATCCCTCACAATTGATGTGTGCTTGGAACCACCGAGGAAACCATTGTATCCCATACTTATGAGTCTATTGTTCTTTACGAGTACGCATCCTACATTGAGCCTATCACATGGAGATCGGACCGAAGCAAGTTCCGCGGTCTTCATGAAATATTCATTCCAAGATATGCGATTGGTAGTCATATATACTTTATTTACGTAAATCTTTATCCGCCGTGTAATATGTTTTCCCTTTCATTACAAAACTATGAACGCGGGCATAACCCCATGCTTGAGGTGAAGCTCCGGGTCTATGCCCGGTTCTCCATGCAGCGAGGCCTCTATTGTAAATTGTTTGAAGAGTCTTCAATGGAATCTTCGTAGCTTTTGATATTTCCGGGAGTGACTTCACTTCCGACCCATACTTCTTTCTAAACTTTTGAGTGTATGAAGATGTGCGAGTCTTTACACCTTCATCAGTCTTGAAATCTTTGTAGTCTTTCTTGAGCATCTTCTTGTACCGAGTCTCCACGGACTTGAGAGTTTGTAGACCTCGAAAGTATTTTAGGGGAGCGTAAATCTTACCCTCGGTTTTACGCAATACCCAAACTTTTTTTGTAATCTCCTGATCTGTCAGGGGCATCTTAATTATTATGTAGATTTATTTCAATGAGCTGGAGAGACAATTTTGGTACATGTTGTTTATTAACGACCATACTAGGAGCAATTGCTAGTGGCATGATGATCAGAATTATAACTGACCCAGGTACTTGACAGCGACAAGAATGTTTGGGAAGATTTTGCCACCGAAACGAACGCGCCCTGTTTTAGCTGACACCCACCCCCTGTGACCGTTGTAATAACAACGCTGGATATCAACCATTATAAAAGTGTGAGATTATTTTAGTAGAAGATGAGTTTGAAAATTGTTATGGGGAATATGTTTTCCGGTAAAACTTCGGAATTGATCAGGCGACTTAAGCGATACAAAGTCATTAACAAGAATGTTCTGGTCGTCAACTCCCTGAAAGATACAAGATCTATAGAAGAAGTTTTAAAGACACACGATAATGTCAAGTTTGACTGTATAAAAGTTGACAATGTTACAAAAATTATAACGAGTGAATACTTTTGTGACGCGGATGTTATCGCGGTCGACGAAGCTCAGTTTTTTGAAAAGTTAAAAAACTTTGTAGACATCTGTCTTCATGAAGGTAAAGAAGTTTTACTCGTTGGTTTAGATGGTGATTACAAACAAAGAAAATTTGGAGAACTACTTGATTGTATACCTGTAGCCGATGAAGTCACAAAGTTGACGGCTCTGTGTATGGAATGTATGGATGGTACAGCCGGGCCATTCACAAAACGAACCGTGACAAGTGATATACTTGAACTTATTGGCGATAAGGAATCTTACAAAGCTGTTTGTCGGAAACATCTATGATCAATGAAAGTCTTGTCAAGATTGTCCTTTTGATATATTTATGTGCCATCATAGGATTGTAAATTGTATCGTGACCGTCCTCGATAGTCTTGCGTTTATTATTTGTCGCTAAAACACAACCTCTGCCACCCCTTAACACAATCTCGTATCTCAACCATCCCCGACGTTTTTTCAATTTTGGTACAAAGGTCATTGGAAAATCCATGACATATATTTTAGCTGTTTTAGTATCCACACCTGGGATTGTATCAATCATCCTCTGAATCTCTGGAAAATTTTTTACATTGTAGTAAAAACTTTTTCCGTCGTAGTGACGTTTAACATCGTTATGTTCATCGTAGTATATGTCTCTTATTTTTTCGACATTGTCTCGAAGAATATCAAATTTTGAAAGGTCATATTTTTTGGGTTTTGATAAAAATATTCTCAGTCCAAAATAAATTAAGATGATGCTTACGACTCCCAAGATTCTCATGCTTGCTTTATTTTTGTTGTTGTTGGCGAGCTCTAAGAACTTAGGTAGCAAACCTGCGATTGTTATTTTCAGTGCTGCCCTGGCGACTCTTCACCTGTACGACCACGTCTTTTTGGTCAAGCGTCGCAAAGAAAACTATTGTGGTGCATGCAAAATGTAAAATCTATGAATGTCCAAAATAAGAACTACACGTCTTTGCTCACTCGTCTTTACCAATTCATGGTATCTCGCGTGATCAAAAATGAATTCTTCACTCGGTAGATGAACGTGGTCACCACTTTCTGTCTTGAGAACACACGAGTCATCACCTTCGATGGTCAAGTGATATCTAAGTTGTATGTTACTCTCTGCTCGATGTGGAGGAATTTTCATTGGACCTTCGATGACTGCAAACATCGCGGACTCACTGTCAACCGATGGAATCATTTTGATTATTTCACGGAGGTACGGGTAGTCCTTGACTTTGTGGTAGTAGTAGTTTTCATTATGTTCGAACCAAGGACTCAAGTCGTGGAAATAATGCTTGGGTGCGTCAACTCCTTTGAACTCTCGAACAATATTTCGATAGTTTGCTTTGATTAACCAAAGACCAGCAAAGTCTTCGACGTAATAATTGTAACGATACATCATTATGTCTACCAAAGTGTTTCGCATACCAAGTAAAAGTCTACTTGGTTTCTGAAAGTACAGGCGATCGATGGGTGCCTTCAAGTAGTCACACATAACCAGGACAACTGGGACCAGGGCGATGTACCACATTAATTTCTGAGTATATAAAAATGCCCGGATACAGACGCTCTGAAAAGTATGAACCCGAACCCAAAGTCCCTGCCGCTGATGGTAAGGTCGAACGTGTGATCGAAAAGATTGAGACCCGCTTCGTCATGCCCCGCATGCCGTTCGGTCTGACGGCTTTCCAAGTCGTTCAAATTTTGATGTTGGCGTACATCATTTTGAAGTTAAACAAGAGAGTCTAAATAATTCTAAATGGAACGTTTAGGAACCAATTATGGTGGTTGGGTCGTTCCCGACAATATGAAACTTGATGTAGTATACTCGGGTGGTGTCGGTGAAGATATGTCATTTGATATAAAATTGCAATCAAAGTATGACTGTGATATTATATTAATAGATCCAACTACAAAAGCCGTGAAACACTTTGAAGAGTGTCAGAAGTATTTTAATGATAAGTCATTTAAGTTTACAGGTGGTGTTCAGAATGACTATTACACGTCCATAGAAAATGAACACCCCAACCTTGATAAATTTTTCTATGTCCAAAAAGGTTTGTGGGATCAAAAAGACGAACTCAAATTTTTTAGACAAGACAATGAAAATTATGTTTCACAATCATTGATTGATGGAATGTTTTCACAAAATTATGACATTGTCGAAGTTGATACGATAAAAAATTTAATGGAGGCAAATGGTCATGACCACATTGATCTCTTAAAGTTGGATATTGAAGGTGCTGAAATCAAAGTGATCAATAAAATGTTAGACGATGGAATTCTCCCAAAGTATTTATGTGTCGAATTTGATTTGTATCTCAAACAAAAAGACCACGATGGATCCACACGAATGTTATTTGAAAGATTAGAAAAAATGGGATACGTTATTATTGCCAATGAAAATATGAATGTTACATTTAGAAGATAGCATGTTTAGTTTTCTCCAGACTGTGCGACTTCACAAACAGCCTCCTTACGAAGAAGAGTATCTACCCATGGCAAGCACATATAGTAATAAGTTCCTTGTCAAAGAGATTGTAAAAGAAAAAAGTAACAAAATTAAAGTCAGTGAAGTTTTGGGTGAATATAAAAACTACGAAGAATTGATCTCCGACTATACACGCCTCATTCCATTGTTGCCTTTTGTTATTAAAGTGTCACATTGGTGTGGTGACGCCAGGGTTATCATGACCGAAAAGGATTTAGTAGAAAATCAAGAAACCTTGAAAACACACTTTAATAAACTAATGTCATCCAAATATTCATCACATGAACCACACTATCAACACATTAAGCCTTACCTATTTATTGAAAAATTTTTGGGTTCGGATCTAAAAGAACTTAAGATACATTGTATACATGGTAAACCATATTTACTAAATGCTATAAAAAATAAAACATCCGGGATAAATCCATATGCGTCCCAACCATATTTCATAATGTACGATACTAACTGGAATAAATTACCATTTACACGCCAAGATTTGAAAATTAGTTCGATAGACATACCAAAGCCAGAAAATTTAGATCAAATATTGGCAATAAGTGAAGAACTCACATCCGGAATTGATTATGTTCGTTTAGATTTGTACATTACAGATAATGATGAAATCTATTTTGGTGAATATACATTTACACCAGTGGGTTTGGGTCGACAGTTTACAGATAAATCAGTCGAAGACGAAATGTTAAAAATCTACAGTATAAAGTAAGATGAAGGTCAAGTTGACTAAAAGTCCCAATCCAATGAAAAAATTCAGGGTGACATTGGAGGATGGTCGCAAGGTTGACTTTGGTGGTCGTGGCTATACCGACTACACCAAACACAAGGATCCCTTGCATATGCGTCGCTACGTCCAACGTCACGGAGGAAATGTTGTTCGAGGTGACAAAGACGTGCATCGAAGAATGTTGCGTGTCAGTCGGAGTGACAAAGAACGTTGGGGTATCAATGGTATCGCGACGGCTGGGTTCTGGTCGAGGTGGTTACTTTGGAGCCAGCCATCTTTAGAAGGAGCCAAGCGTTACATCTCACGACGATTTGGTGTTCGATTCATTTGATCGCCCAATGACTGCACATTCAAGTCTTTTACCCATTTCACCACTGTGTACGATAACGGATCTACCCAAAATAGATTCTTTACCGTACAGGGTTATTTTATCTGTGACGAAGCGAAACCTTTTGTTGGATATTGTTCCGAGGTCTCCTGCATGACTTTCTTTGTCTCGAAGGCCACCGTGTTTCTTTGCGCCTCGTGGATTCCAATGTTCACCGCACGCACCAATGTCACCAAACTCGTGAACGTGAAGACCATGACGACCACTCGTGAGTCCCTTGACATGTCCATTGACTGTCACGGATGATTTGGGTGACATCTGTGTAAAAGATATTTTGCCATTCATAGTTTGAAAAGTTGCGACTGCTTTCATCTTTGAAGTACCTAAAGAAATAATTCGACACTTGAGTAAATGAAGGCACCATCTTCATTCTGTACCATATGCACAAACGCGTGTGGCAGAGAATTGATCGGTTTTTTGTTGACACTCTCATTGCATCATCGGGATGCAGATGTGTTTGTCACGTGTGATTCAGAAACAAAAAGTTATGTCGAACAGTCTTCTCCACAACCAAAGTTGAAGATTCATTGGGATGTCAGTCTCGACAAGTATTCGAATAAGGGTCGTTTTCAGATGGAACAAGAAGGTGTGTGGTCCGAGTTTCAGATGGAAAAGTCTCACGTGATCGCTCGAGCTCTCGAATATTTCGAAGACACTATGTTCCTCGACTCGGATACTTTTATTCTTGAAAAGTTGTTTGTCGATGAGACCAAACAATTGGGTGTGTCTCCACAATTTATCAATGATGAAGAAGCTGCGAAGACGGGGTACTATAATGGTGGACTTCTTTGGACAAACCAAAAAGATTTACCAGAAAAATGGAGAACTTTTACAGAAAAATCAAGATACTATGATCAAGCATCCATCGAAGATCTCGTAAAAATCTATGATACTTTCGAGTTTGATGAAACATACAATCTTCATACGTGGCGTTTCAGGGTTGGTAAAGAAGACATCAATCCACATTTCAATGCTGGACAAGGTAAACTTCTTTACAAGGGTGAACCTGTAAAATTTTTACACACACACTTCAATCGTAAAGATCATGAAGAACAGAATCAATTGTTCATTGATAAAATGGTCGAAGCCCGAATGTGGCGTGAACTTGCGATTGTTTTTAGAATCAATCAAGGGTATTGGTGTCTCGTCGTACCTCAACAACCAAAAAGACAACCATTCAATCACACGAATGATAGTTTCAGAGAACTCGTTCCATTGTTAGCAAAAAAGAATCCAGATGTCGCGATGGCTGTGTCGGACTCGAATCATTGTTGGATTTTACCGTCGGTACTTTTATATGATCGACCTACGCTGTACTGGGTGGACAATGATGCGAGATCTGCACTCATGACACTTCTAGGAAATGGTGATGTCAATGTCGAAGGCAAGGCATTTGTCAATGGTGTCAAACCATGGATCTTTTGGCCGAGAAGACCAGGTGTCCTCGAAGAACATATAGAATGCCTCTCGTGGGATGAACGCACGACTGAAAGTATTTTCATTGGCAACTTTGAAAATGATGTCCAAGAAAAGTTTAGGACTGGTACAGATTGGGTGGATGCCGTCACTGAGTATCACTGCACCGCCGGTACTCAACATAAATTTACTCAAGAAGAGTACTTGGACATGTTGAAGCATTCCAAGTTTGGTCTTTGTCTCCGAGGTTTTGGAAGTAAGTGTCACAGAGAAGTTGAATTGATGGCCATGGGTACAATACCTTTGATCACTGAACATGTGAGCATTGATTCATACTATGATCCACCAATCGAAGGAAAGCATTACATTCGTGTCGATTCTCCCGAGGATGCAAGGAAAAAGGTTGAGGAGTTACCGAAAGAAAAGTGGGAAGAAATGTCAAAAGCGTGTCATCAGTGGTATCTCGACAATGTTCATTCCGATAACGCGTGGCAAAGAATGATCAATTATTTGTTGTACGATAACCTTTCGTGAAGCCTTCTTAATAAATAAGGTGTCAATTCTACAATACTTCCAAATGGTACATAACGATAATCTGGAAAATCTTCACCCATGTGTAAAAGTTGGGCAATCTTATACCTATTGTGAGAAACCATTCTCGCATGTTTGATGTCTTCACTATTATGTGTAGCCACGAGTGTGTGCACATTTTCACCAGCCGTCAAAGATGTGTCGAGTCCTTGTCGAAAAGAACGATCGACCGAAGGTTTATCATGAAAAAGTCCGCGTTGTTTTCGAAGATAGGCTCCTCGTACAAGTTTGACTCCGAGTTGAATACCATCCGAGTTTGACATGTCGATATCTTTTTGAAGTTCTTTGAGTGCGTCTCTACGATACATCTGATATGTTTTGAAAACATGAAGTCCGTCCTTGTTAAAATCTTTCATGAGATCATAACACAACTCGGGATACAATACTTCTTCGGCATCTATACACACTTGAACATCGTGATCAATTGCGTGTTTGATGACATCACGAACCCATGTGTCTGCAATCTCCGGTGAACTCTTTGAACCAAAAGATGTATACTTGAGGGCACACATAGACCCAGGAATACATTTCAATATAGCTTTATTTGTCGCTGCAATATTATCAGCTTCCCATACATTACAGTTTTCACGAGCATAATCTAAAATTACCTTCGATCCCGAACGATATACGTTCTGGATAACTTTCGGAAGTTCATGGTTCATCGCGGCATAGCGTAGCATTTATTAAAGATGTGAGACATTTAAAAACCACGATGGAGACTCGGACGCTCATAACACAAGTGCTCATGCCACGCATTAGACAACTTGAAGAAGAAGTTGCGTCACTTCGAAAACATACATGGCCATACATTCAAGCCATTAAAGAACATAACCAATTAGATGACATTCAAGCGAAGAGAGATTTTGCTCGTCACTTGGATGACACAACTTTCTTGGAATTGATTCGTTTGAAAGCTCAGTATTCAAGAAATGGTGGTGGTTCAGGTCTTCGAGAATATGATCTCGTTAGAAGAAATTGTCCGTCCGGTACATTTTAACTGTGTAGACTCCTTCTTTTCCAAACACCGTCGCCTGTTCACCATCGAAGAGTTCGGGACACCCGATGTCTTCGGTGCATTCGCGACCATTGATAGAAATCGGAATCGGGTATATTTGCTCACCTTGTGTCGTCGTGTGGTAATGGTAACGATC